CCTTCAGCCATGCGCATGCCGCGACCAACCATCTGCACGTACAAACCGGGCGAGGCGGTGGGGCGCAGCAGTGCGATCAGGTCGATGCCGGGCACGTCGACACCAGTCGTTAAACAATTCGCATTCGTCAGAGCGCGCAGGCGTCCTGCTCGGAAGTCACTTAGTAATGACTCGCGAGTTGCCTTAGGCGTCTCGCCGGTGATTGTCTCTGCGCTGATACCGCGATCACGTAGCCGCGAGGCTACAGCGTAGGAGTGATCGACGCCTGAGCAGAAGATTAACCAGCTGCGCCTGTCGCGGCCACGGTTGATGATTTCATCCACCACCTCGACATTCTGGCCGTCCGTATTTATGCGCTCGGCCAGCTCTTTCTCGATGTAGTCGCCACCGCGTTTGTGTAGCCCGTCCAGCTCGTACCTGTGGTCCGTCATCTTAGAGCGCAGCGGTGACAGGTACTGAGCCTGCACCAGATCCAACACGCTGGTAGGCTCGATCAAGTCGGAAAAGATCGCCGGTTCGTCAGTGATCGACCCGTAGCCGAGGCGGTAAGGAGTTGCCGTAAGACCTACAACGCGCAGGGCCGGATTGATCTCCTTCAACTCGGCAAGGAGCTTTCGGTAGCTTCCGGTATCGTGGTGGCTGACGAGGTGGCATTCGTCAATCATGACGATATCGACGTGACCGATCGTCTTGGCCTGGCGCCTCACCGACTGGATGCCAGCGAAGGTAATCTGATCCAGATCCTTGCGCCCAACGCTGGCCGAATAGATGCCGAGCGGCGCGTCCGGCCAGACGCCGAGTAGTTTCTCGGCGTTCTGTTCAATCAGCTCTTTCTGGTGCGTCAACATCAGCACCCGCGTCTCGGGCCAAGTGGTCAGCATGTCGTGGCAGAGGTGCGCGATGATGTGACTTTTGCCAGACCCCGTTGGGAGGACCAAACACGGGTTGCCGGTTGGATTGCGCTCGAACCAAGCGTATAGCTGGGTAATGGCTTTGTGTTGGTAGGGTCTCAGCATCACTTCAAATCCGTAGGGTTTTCAGATGACACAAGCGTTGCTCTGTATTGATCCATTTTTTTTCCGCGCACAAACTGTGAAACGATTCCTGTTTGTTTGTGCTTACGCCATAAAGATGCGTCTGTTTTTCCGATTGCAGGTTCTATCGCAAGCGTCTCAAATAATTCTGGCCGCAACCATTTTCGCCAAACGTTGATTGTTCGCATGCGTCTGACTCCGCCTGTCTGGTGTGCGATGCAGACATATCCTAGAGCAGACCAAAAATGGTTTGCGTCTAAGTCAAATCCACAACGCAGAGTGATGGTTGTGGCTTTCCCCTCTATAGCGTATTCCTCCATAACTGCGGCAATCATCGCTCCGTATAATCGGCGCCGTGCGTCATATTGAATGCAAACTTGATGCAACTTAACATCTCTGTGATTTTGTGCTCCTGCGTACAAGTAACCGCACGGCTGGTTGTTCAACAGACCAAGAAATAAACGACCTTTTTGGGCTTCTCTTTCAAATACAGACATTGGGTAAAAACTGAGCGCTTCTGCGTTCTTTTTTTGCAGCATGTCAATGTATTTCAGAAGGTCTGGATGTTGCGAGACCACAACAAAATCGTGCGAAGTGTTCATCCTACAACCCTCCCGCCCATCTCCTCCCGGAACGCCTGCCCCAACCCCACCGCGCATGCAGGCGCATTCGCTATCAGCTCCGTTGACGCGTAGCCGTTCGGGCCGTTCATCACCGGAACTCCGGCAATGACGTATAGCGCATCGAACTCGTCGTCGCTTTGGCGAAACGGCCACGGCACCAAGTCGGGGTGCAGTACGTGGCTGTCGCAGCCTTTGCGCTGGTGACCGACAGGGATGTCGTCCTCCCACCTGTTGCAGTGCCATTGCTCTTGGACGGCACTATGCGCGCAGGTGCGGCAGTTCACTTCCTTGGTAAGCTTGGTCGTGTGGCAGAATTCGTGCGCGTCGCAGAACCTGCACTGATACCAGCTGGGGTCGGTGCTGATGGGCGCAGGCATCGTCTCGGACGCAACAATGCGCAGGGCTTTATCACGCAGGGCTTCGGCAGCCGCTTTATCAAGCGACACGCGCTCGGTGTAGTAGCGGTCGTCGTCTTTGCATACAGCCACGTATAGCGCTCGGTCGATGCCGGTGCCAAGCATGTACAACTGCATCTGGGCGTAGTGCATCGGCTGCGCCTTCTGCACGCCCTCTTTTTCCAGCTTCGAGAAATTCTTGGCGTTGGTGGTTTTGAACTCAGCGATATGCCGCTTGCCCTCAGCCCCAGGCACACCGCGCTCGATGATGCCGTCAACGGACCCGCCTACGTGCGGGCCGAAAGAGATGCGCTTCTGTGATGCGCCGGTGTGTCTTATATCAATACCGATATGTTCGAGATCACTCGCGATGATGCGTTCCTCACGATTCCCGCGCCGAAAGATCCTAAGCGTGCGACCCGAAAAGCTCGGCCGTACTGCCCAGCGGAACGACAGCCACAACCAGCGCTCGCAGGCGTGGCCGATCTGGCTGCAGCCAAGGTGCGAGCGGGGGGTGTTGTCAGAGTTTTCGACCATGACCTGGTCGATCATGCTTTCGATGGTGTGTAGTGGTGGGAGGATCTTAGCCATTTTTTTGCCTTTGCTTTTTTATTTCAATATACTTTTCGTATGCTTTTGATTTTGGTTGCGTCAAACCCAATCCTTTGCACCACCAGTCATTTCTAAGCAATACTTTGCACATGCGGCGCCAAGATGGTGCCCAATACTTTTTTTCAAGTTCGCGCGGAGCGTAATCTGGAAAGCCGTTTCTATAGCCACGCTTGTGCCATCCTAGAATCCAATCGTTAAACCTTTCAACGTAATGGTCTCGCGTCACCTTTGGCATTGTTGACAAAAGAAGTTGGCAAAATGATCTCCACGTATGACCTGGGGGCAACGTTACGCGGTTATACCCAGTAACATTGCCTGTTTCCTCAATATAGAGCGCGCCAGAGTTTGCTCCGTTTACCCTTGCCACAACGCGGCCCCATGTTTCCGGTTCTATAAGGTGATACAGCCAAAGGCCTCGCCGCTGATCGTCTCCGTATGGCTGGCAAAGACGCATCTGATGCAGTGAAACCCCAGCAAGCTGCATCCGGTCATATACCTGATTGTGTGGCTTATCAGAAAATGCGGCGTGGTATTTCCATATGTCAGTCACATGCCAGTCATATATTGGATAGACGTTGTACACTGATTCGGCAACTTTCGTTGTCCACCGCTTGTTAACGTGCGTCTCCTTTTCCCATACGGCGACGGTGCGAAACCGATTAAGGCTCTCGTCTGCGCGAATGCCGATAAACGCCGCAGTTTCTCGGCCTTTGCCGTACCAGTCGGCAAAAAGCCCTATGAATTCCTCAAACTCCATCATCGGCTGAAAAAAATCGAAGTATTCTGGGTCGCTGATTACATGATCCAGCTTTGGAATTTCCCTAACCCAATCTGATCGCTTTTCGGGGTCCCAGGCACACCAAACCGGCTCGTAATTGCTTACGGCGTTCCTCAGTTTTATCGGCAGGCACACCCAATATGGATCTATGTGATCGCGGTACAGCTCAAACATTTCTTCCGCGTGCTTGATCGTCAGGTTGTATTGAGCTTCTAAATCAATCAATAGAACGCCAACTTTTTTGCCACGCTTGATTGCTTCATCCATGACTAGATGAAGCATCACGCTGGAATCCTTCCCGGCACTAAAGGAAACGTAAACAGCCTCAAAGTGATCGAACGTGTAACTAATCCTTTGGCGCGCAGCGGTCAAAACGTCAACGCCAATTCGTTTTTTTACAGAAGCCATTAATACAACTCCGCCTTTGTCCTGCCACCAGCGGAATCGTAGTCAACTAGATCCCTTCCGTTCGCAAACAGCCATTTGTTCAGATATTCCAGCGCAAGATTGTCTGCCGTGTTTTTTTGTTCATCGGAAAGCCGATGGTATCCGCCGCGACACATTGACGGGATTCCCAGCGCATAACAGACCGATGCTTGACCAAGCCATGCAATCCGGTTCATGCGATCATTTGTTAAATAGTGCTCGCACGAATACTTCCACTTTGTAATCACGTCATGCAAGGCTGCGCCAAATGCGTCTAGATCAGACAAAAACGCTTGGTATTTTTCTTCGCCTTCTTCTTGCGTCATTTCAGTTAGGCGCTCGGCGTAAAAACCGGCTTTGTAGCATTCCCAGCGCTCCCAGGTGTGGAATATCCGCCCCTTGTCGTCTTGCTCAAATCCAGCAATTATGTCGCTGATAATTTCTCCAGCAATTGAGTCATCACGATCAACTTCCCAGGCTTCGGAAAAATCTTGATTTTTGAATGCGTCCGCCAATCCTGTTATTTGCCGAAGCCTTAGCACTTCGTCTGCGTCCATGCCGAGGTTTTTGGCAATCTTTTCGTCAGACCAGTTGCGCCTAGTAAGCTCAATCACAATATCTGACATCGCATCGACTTTGTGTTTTCCTCTGGCCCGATTGTGCCGAATAGTTGACGCTATCCGATCGCTTTTGTCTGACTGTGATTCCTTGATCGAAACAACCGGGAGATACCCTCCAACTCTAGCGCGTACTTCGCCGTTTTCTTTTCCAACACGGTTACGGTGAAAACCGTCTACAACCTCGCGGCCTTGATCTGTCGGATACGTGACGATTGGCTGAGTGTATCCATCACTAAGAATTGAATGCGCCAGCAATTCCATTTCAGGGGGTGCCACGCTGTTTGGGTTGTAGTCGTTGGCATATACTTGATCTGATTTAACCCATCTAACGAAATCAACCGGTTCATTTTTGAACGGCGATATTTCGTGAATTTTTTCGCGTATGTCATTGATTGCTTTTATTTTGTTTTCAAGATCAAGCGAATCAATGTAATTTATTACTTCCTGGATCATCTTTTGTGGGGCCGTTTCCGGCCCCGCCTCCTTGCTGTTTTAACGCTTCGCAGCCCACGGCGGCGACTTTTTAGCCGCGCTTGGCGCAACCGCCGCGACCGGCGGGGCGTTTTCGCTGGGCTTGTAGCCGCGAATCTCGTTCTGCGCGGCGTACTGGTCATTCGCCGGACGGATGTCCAGCTTGATCATGAGCGACGCGCCCACCAGCTGGTCGGTGTCCTCAAGGCGCTGCAGCCCTACTGCGCGCAGGACCTCTCCCATCTGCTGGCGGCCGATTTCCTCGGCTTTAACCGACTTGTTGCGCACGTTCAGGTTGCCGAACACGATGCGACCTTCATGCGCCGGGCCGTCGATCCGCCAGCGGATCTTGATGTATTGCCCTGTGCCGTCCTTCGTCGGACGAGCGTCTGCTTCCTGAATGGTCGCGGTATACCAGCCCGGCGGCACCGGGTCGTAGGACGACTCCCGAACCGGGAGGTCGTTGAGGTCGATTGCCATATCAAGTCGTGCCATTTTTTATTGCTCCTTCGTTTCGATTGTGTAAGACGGCCTGCCAGGCTTGGCCGTGATCGCCGGGGAAAGAAGTCTGGTCGTCGTTTCGGGATACGACTTCCACATGTTCATGTTGATTTCGGGCTTCCAGCGGAACAGCCGCGAAAGCTCATCCGTCAGGTCGTGCTCCGCCGCCAGTTCCTGCACCTTGTCTGCATCGACCTTGCGGTCGATCCGTCCAGTGACCTTTACGGTGTAGCCGTCCACATTAGGACGCTGCGTTCCGTCTAGCGTCTCGGCGATCTCCAAGCGCCGGGTCAGTTCGTCCTCGATCTCTCGGCGGTGGTCGGTCGCCGCCTTCTCTGTTGCTTTGCATTCGATCCAATCTGAACAAAGTTCCGATGTCGACATATTGTTAAATTTCACAGCTCGCCTCCGATCTTCTTGATCAGTGCCCCAAGATCCGGCTCTTCCCACATATCGAGCGCGCCGCTTCGGTCCTTCGCAAGCCACGCGCCGTCAGGCTGGCACTGCAGCACGCGGACGGGGTTGCCGTCTGCGTCCTTCTCGACGCGCAGAGCCAATACCTCGTCGAAAAAGTACGGCAACATCTGCCCGGTTTTATTTCCGGGCATCGAGGGCGCGTAGAGGATCTTGCCCATCTCGTCCTGACTTTTGTCCAGCTTCGCGCTCATATAGACGTGCTTGCCGGGCAGGTCGCGGAAGGCGCGAATAAGATCCGCCATCTGTTCCTGCATGGCGCCGTATGCTTGTCTCGGGTCTTTTGTCGCTTTCTTCTCGCTGTTTAAGACAACCTCAGCGATCTCGCTGATGCTGTCGAGCGCGACGGACTGATAGACCTTCGCCTCGTCGCTGCCGACGAGCCAAGCGTAGGCTTCGTGCAGGTCGGCCATGGTCGCGATCTCAATGAATGGCAGGTCAGCATCCCGGATCGATAAGAGGCCTCCTTCTGACGATAGGATGATTGGGTCGGGAAGTGTCGGTATAAGTGAAGTTTTACCGACGCCTGCGGCGCCGTAGCCCAGAAACTTTTGGCCCTGGTCGGCGATTGAGTTGGTTCGTTGGAGTTTCATAGGGCGGCCCCTCCGTTTTGGTGATCGCCGTCGATTGCGGCTACATGGTCCTTAAGCCAGAGGTATCCTCTGGCATCCTTGACGAGATCGCCCTCGACCCAGACGCCGGCCTTGCGCCAGATGCGCCCATTCGCGTCCAGCAGTTGGACGCCGACCGCGCCGTCAGTTATTAACTGACGCCCCTGCCACTCACGCCTTTCAGTCGAGTCAAAAGACTCAACCGTGAACGGCGCTGGAGCGTCGCGGAATTCCCGCTCCGCTCCGAACTCCCACCAAAAGTCGCACTCGCCATACGGCAGTGCGGCCCGCTCAAAATCGGCAACGGCGGAGGTAAGGAATTTGTGCATCATTTCGTTTCTCCTTCAGCCCCTTCGGCGATTCCGTTCGGGCATGTGGACAATGTACGGTTATCCGGTTAGGATGTCAACACCGTTTGAAAAAGAAACTGGAAAATGACGACGAAAGAGGCGATTGCATACTTCGGCAGCATCAAGGCGCTGGCGGACGAGCTGAAGGTCTGGCCGCAGACCATTTACCAGTGGGGTGACCACCCGCCGATGGGCAGGCAGTACGAGCTGGAGCTTAAAACCAAGGGTGAGTTGAAGGCAGATGCAGATGACGATCAGCAGGCTTGACGCCGCGCTTTGGTATGCGTCAGTCGGCTGGCATGTTCTGCCAGTGCAGCCAAACAGCAAGCTGCCAGCGACTCAACACGGCGTGCACGATGCGACGACAGACACGAAGCAAATTGAACGCTGGTGGCGAGAGAACCCGGACTACAACGTTGCGATTGCTGCTGGCGAGATCAGCGGCATCGTTGTTTTCGACATTGACCCGCGGAATGGCGGGCGCGAAGGCTGGGACGACTGGCTTGAGCGCGTAGGCGATTCGCTCGACGGGCCGGTACAGCTGACGGCAGGTGGTGGCGAACACCGACTTGCGCTATGGGAGCCAGGCCTGCGATCGTCAAAGCTGGCGCAGGGTGTCGACTTCCTGTCAGACGGGCGCTACTTCATCGCTTATCCGTCGGAGATCGGCGGAAAATCATACGAGTGGGAAGGCTCCAGCGATCCCATGGAAGGCGTCGCGGTCATGCCTGTTCCGACCCGCTGGGTCGGCGCAATGTCGGAGCGAAAGCGATCGGTGGCTGTCGACGGCGGGTTGATAACCGGCAACCGAAACGCCGGACTGACATCGCTTGCCGGGTCGATGCGCTACCACGGCATGACCGAGGCCGAGATTCTGGCCGCGCTAAATGTCGCAAATGAGACTCGCTGCGACGTGCCGCTTCCTGCGAGTGAGATTGCGCAGATCGCGCGCTCGGTGGCTCGATACGAACCAGAAGAGGACAAGGCCGCCAGCGTCGCGCTCGGCACCGCAGTCGCCGAGGAGCTGCTGCGCAACCAGACAAAAGACCGCTGGCTACACAACGCGGATGACTTCAGCCAACAGCCCGCGCCCATCAAGTGGCTGGTGAAGGGCTGGATTCAGGCCGATGCCATGATCATGGTCCACGGACCAAGTGGGTCCGGCAAGACGTTTCAAGTTCTCGACTGGGTGGCGCGCATCGCGTCAGGCCAGCCAGAATGGCTCGGAAAGAAGGTCCGGCAGGGCGGTGTTGTCTACCTCGCTGGCGAAGGTCACGTCGGCCTACGGGCGCGCCTGGCGGCGTGGAAGCACCTGCACGGCGTCGAGCGAATCGGCGACATGTGGATATCCGACAGCGGCTGCGACTTGAATACGCCGAGCGGCTACATCAAGGCGGTCGAGCATATTCGACTGCTCGAAAGCCCGCCGCGCGTCATCGTTGTTGATACCCTGCACCGATTCCTTGCAGGCGACGAGAACTCTGCCCAAGACGCCAAGACCATGCTGGACGCCTGCGCCGGGCTGATGCGCGAGTTCGACTGCACTGTGATACTGGTCCACCATACCGGCGTAAGCGAGGAAGCACAGCATCGCGCCAGAGGCTCCAGCGCGTGGCGTGGCGCGCTTGATGTCGAGATATCAGTGGTGCCGGGCGAGGTGATTCAGCTCATCCAGCGGAAGAGCAAAGACGCCGAAATACCGGAACCCGTGAACGTTCGGATACAGGGCGTGCAG